AGATGGGGGCCGAGGGGAACGAAAAAACCGGGCGGACCCAGTTTCACCAATGGTGAATAATGTTGACTATCAACGCGATATCAGCAATTATCGCGAGAATCATTAGAACGAATTGGAACTTTTCGCTTTTTGTATCAAATGTCATAGTGGTTTTGTTTGGAAAGGATCATTTTGGCAGCTACTTCGGCCCAGAGAGCGGGCGAACCGCCTTCTGTTATTATTAAATCAGGAGCCAGCGGGGGCTCAAACAGCTTTGTTGTGTCGGGATAATGGCGGCAGGGTTTTCGATCAATAAAAATCATAAAAAAATCATCCCCGAAAGCTTTTCTGGTGGCAAAAGTGGGACATACAAAATCAGCAATAACATAATTGTCGCTCCTAGCAACAATGTCGCACAATATCCCCATTCTTCTACTGTGCTCAATTCTATCCTCAACCGAGAACCCCAAGTCTTTATGAATCTCTTTTCTTATCTCGTCGGCGTTTAGGTGAACGGCGCCCAACATCTCTGCGAGGTGCTTGGCGAGCGTTGTCTTCCCCACGCCCGGCAATCCCATTACTAGTATCTTCTTCATTCAGCAGCTTTATTAAATCTTTAATCAGTATAGCTTTACCTTTATGCTCTGTCCAGTGCTCTTTCGGGAGTCTCTTTAATAATTCTATTTGATTCATTGATGTCGGCGTCCAAGCGCGAGATTAAGTTGGTTAGCTCCTTCTCTGAGAAGTGCTGGACTGGATAACCCTCAAACGCTGAAACTTGATAGTACATAACAGTTGTGGAGATCTTCCGCAAAAACTCTATCTTGTTTCGGTTCTCTCTGCGAGGAAGGTTATCGAAGAGATAAGCCCTTGGCGCCAAAATATTTGGGGCCGAACGATTCGCAACGTGAGTGCGCGAGAAGATGCGGTGCGTTGGGAAATCCAGCTTAAAGACGTTATTCATCTCCAAGGCATAGTCGTGGGTAGCAATGGTGAGCATATGCACTTGGCCCCGGTTCCTTAGCATTTTGAGGAGTTGTCGTGCGCCATTACGCAAAATAACATCATAGTCCTCATTACCCGCCCTAACTCTGACTGCATCGTCAGCAGGACGAGTTACTGGGTAGGTAGAATGGATTAGAGTCTCGTCGAGATCGACGAATATAGGAATGTTATTCATTTACCAGAAACAACTTGAACAGCGTACTCATCATCATTGATTACAAACGACCAGAAGATTTCCATCTCCTCTTCTGAGGAAAGGCCAATTTGCTTTGCTAATTTCTCAATATCAGCATCACTTTTCTTGTAGTAAGCATCTCTTTCTTTTCTGATCCTTCTTATTTCCTTCAGGTATTTCTTTTGAATATTAATCATGGTTCTTTGGTATACTGAAAAACTTTGCCAGCAGTTGCGCTGCCAAAAAGTAGGCCACAGAATGCAGTGACGCTGCTGGGAATGTCAAGCATTTGTTGGCTGTAAATGCACAATCCCGCCCAAATTAACAAGGGCAAGACAGCGGCAACCATACAAACGATAAACATTTGCAGTCGAATAGACGAAGGAGCCCCGTCGCCTTCTTGCAGAGAGCGGCCAATCCAATTAAAAAACTTCATTTTACAACTAGCGTGAATGTCTCGCTGCTTCTTGTTCCAGAAGAGTTGGTGACAGTCACAGTGTAAGTTCCAGCATCTCCGCTAACAACGTCAGGAATGTACAAGCTCGCAATGTTTGCGCCAACAATCGTTGTTCCGTTCTTTGCCCAAGTAAAGGTGAAAGGAGGAGTTGCGGAGCGGTCAATCACCGCCTTTAGGGTGATAGTGTCGCCAATATAGGCCACCATTTCAAGAGAGAACAGGTCGCCATCAAGACCCCAAACATTGAGTCCGTACTTTGTTAAGGTGAACTTAGACCCGCGCGCGCGAGTTCTGAAAGCGTTGTCAGGATTCGTTAGAGTTACTCCTGTTGAGGGAAGAACAGTAACGTAAGAAGATTCTGATGTGTTTACGCCAGAAATCTGCGCGCCAACAGGGAGAATCTCTGAGCCTACAAACTCCTGTGGAATAACAAGAGTGATTCTTGATCCTGCTGGAGGATTGAAAACAATTGTGCCGCCAAGATCAGAAGCTCTCAAAATGTAGTCTGCCGTAACAGTATTAATCTTTAGAATTGTTGGCAGCGTTGCGGGCTTGTTTAAGATTTGCGCTGCGCCCGAAGCCGCATTCCAATCTGCGTTAACTTGTGATCCGATGCTGGATGGCTTGTTCAAGATCTGTGCGGGACCGGAAGTCGCGTTCCAGTCAGCATTCACAATCGTAGGCTTATTCAAAATTTGAGCTACGCCAGTTGTCGCATTCCAGTCCGCGTTGACTTGAGCAGCGGGAATAACCGGCTTGTTCAAGATCATTGAAACGCCAGAAGTCGCATTCCAATCCGCATTAATCTGAGGCGAATTATTTAATGTGGGCTTGTTCAGAATCATCGCTGGCCCAGATGTCGCATTCCAGTCTGCGTTAACTGGCGAAACGATGGTTGGCTTATTGAGAATTAAAGCGGGACCAGAAGTTGCCGCCCAGTCCGCGTTTACCTGACGACCGTTAGATCTTGAACTTTCAATTCTGGGATTCTCCGCAGAGAAAACTGGAAGCGAAAGGAATAAGAATGCGATTAATATTAACTTTTTCATTGATTAAACCCAAAAAAATTGTCTGTTTTCTATGACCCATCGACACAACTTTGTATCGTGATCTTCAATGGCTTGTTCAATAGTATGAACCTCTTTGTAAGCCTCTTCATAATGCTTGCTGTGATCGACTCTTTCGTAAGCCTTGTCAAGAGATTTCTCTAATTCATCTCTTCCAGTTTTTGCATAGTTGTACATTTCCTTTAATTCTCTTTCAAATTTTTTGTGAACCTCAGTATCGGAATAAACAACGTGATCGAAACATTTTTCACGATCTACAAATTCAATGACCGCCTGAATGTGGAAATTTACAATCGTATAAGTCAAGTCCTGCCAGCGATGAGAGAATACGCTGTCGCGCATTTCCTTTCTCGGATTACGCAAGCGCCCCTTGATCTCGTACTTCAACTCGCGCAGAGGCATAACAATACGTACACTCCATAAACAAGGAAGTTCGCGGCGCAGAAAATACTGAACTGGATAATTAGACTTATAATATTGAGCATTGTGCTCCCAACCGTCGAAAGAAAGCGCGTAAGGCTCGATGTACCACTTGCAAGGCCACCACCAAACAGTCTTTTCATACTTTTTAGTCAGATGCTCCTCAAAAGAATAGGGTTTCATATTAAAGAAAAAAACGCGCGAGGCTGCTAATTTTTATGCTCAGCCAGATCAGAGGCTTGTAGAAAAATCTGTAGCCAACGGCTCTTTTAATTTGATAAAATTTAAAATACTTGTTGTACCAAGCGTTTCGGATTCTGTCTGCTTCTTTTCGCCAAGCTAAATCGCGCTCCTTGCGCGGAGTATTGTCGGTTTTTTCAAACTCCACAAGTTCAATTTTTTCCAGTTGCCCCTTATTGTAAGTTGCACAGAACTCAATCATACAATCGTACTTTCCAGCAACATCCATAATATAATTATAAAAATTAACCTTGCCGTGAAAATGAGTGTCCTCTTGGTAAGGGTCATTTCTTTCCATATGGCCAAGCCGCGAAAAAATGCTTTTGGCTTTTTTATCGCCCTCAATCCATTTTGTCTCCTTGTACTTTTCCACAAAGAGTCTGCCGTTCTGCATAAAATACAGATCGAGGCAACAGTTTAGGTCTTTGCTTTGGAACTCTTGAAGCTTTTTCTCCAAGCCAAGATCAATCATCTCTTGGGTGATGGGAAGCTTTTCAGCTACCGCGATAGTGTCAAACATGCCCATATTATTTTTTTTTAAGTTTAAATTTACCGTCTTCTAATTCCGCCCACTCGATATCATCGCCCTCTTTCCAACCTAAGCTTTTCAGCATCTTTTCAGGAATCTCAATATATTGGTCGCCGTTGTCAAGTGTTTTTAGGGGAACAATGATATTTTTCTGGTTAAAAATGTTGTCCCAGTTTTCGGAGTACTGGTCATACTTTACTGAAAATGGACGCGGTTTAGATCCTTTGCCGTTCATGCTAATGGTATAGTAAGTTGTGCTGATCTTTTTCTATAAATTTTACGGATTGGAATAAACGCAGAACTAGTGTAAAATACTAGTAATGTCATATATAAGTTACAACAATATTCTTGGATATGTCTCCACGGGAGACGAGCAATCCCTGAATACGGGAACATATAACAGACTTTACGCATTAAATATTAACGCCAGCAACTCTGCGAACATTCAGAGAATCAAAAGAATTGGTGGCGAAGAGGACTACTACAATCAGACTGGTCCAAAATCTGCAACTGTTTCAGCTACAATCGTTCCTGTTACGGGCGCGGGAGGAAATCAGATCACTGGGCTGCTGGCATTGACTGGCGATTTTACGAGCGGATCATACATCCAGATTCCAAGCTATCGTTTCGACAAGTGTTTTCTAAAAAGTTTTGGCGCTGTTTTTGAACCTTGGAGAGTTTGTCAGGTTTCTTTACAGTTTGATTCTTACGGAATGGCAACGGGAGCAGGCATCACCTCTCAAACTCCATCAGAATCATCTGCAAGTTTAATTTCTCCGTTACGCGGAACTTCGATTGCAATCACAAACGCTGGATATTTTTCTGGACCAATTACCGAATACGAAAATATTTCTTTTGAAGTCTCTGTTGATCGCGCAGCTAATTATGAAATTGGTCAAGAGTACCCGACAAAAGTTAGTGTAGCCAGAATCACCAAAACGTTGCAGATTAACGGTATTTCAAACCTAAATTGGATCTCTGATTATCAGCCGAATCAGACGATGAATTGTCAGATAACAATGGCTGACAGTAACGTGATTGGTATTACTGGAGTGCTCACAAATCAATCTTTCTCAGTAGATGCAAACGGAGTTGCAAAAACCAACCTCACAGTTGTTGAGGAAATGGTTTAATTTATGGCCAAAAAAGCCTCGAAAAACAAGAAGAATAAACCCGCAGATATCGTAATCCCTCAACTAAATTATGAGTTAAAATTTAAGGAGCGGAAATTTAAATTCAGCGAGAAGCAGCAAGAGTTGCTGAAAATGCTAATGGATGAAAATACTAAAATAGTATTTATTGCTGGGCCAGCAGGAACATCAAAAACTTTTATGGCAGTTTATGCTGCCTTAAACCTAATCAAAGAATCGGAAAAGGAGGTAGTTTATGTCAGGACAATCATTGAGAGCGGCGAAAGATCCCTTGGCTCTCTGCCCGGAACAATTAACGAGAAGTTCCAGCCCTTCCTCCAGCCATTAGAAGATAAAATACACGAAATTATCGAGGCTACTGACGCCAACAAACTGAAAGAGGACGGTCGCATTGCGGCTATTCCAGTCAACTTTCTTAGAGGCAGTACCCTTTCTGATAAAATTGTAATTGCGGATGAAGTGCAAAACTTTACCCATAAAGAGATTACAACACTTATCACTAGAATCGGTGAAGGGTCAAAGATCTTCCTTTGTGGTGATTTTATGCAGTCTGATATGCGTGGCCAAAACGGTTTTGAGGATTTCTTTGAGCTGTTTGCCGACGAGGAATCGAGTCAAAATGGCATACTAACATTTAAATTTACAGAAGATGATATAAAAAGAAGCCAAATCCTAAAATTTATTGTAAAGAAGATAGATAGGGCTACTAATGAGCAGAGGCGAAATAAAAATAGCAATCTTAAGTAATTGGGCAAATATCATAAAGGTGTTTGGTGGTATCGTCATCGCCTCTGCTCTTTTTTATTTAAATGCTACCTACGTGACAAAGAGTGATTTCACCCCAGTAGCCCAAGAGATAAAGATTCAAGCGCAGCAGATTTCGTATGTAAACGCCGAGGTAAAAAACATATCTCGGCGTTTGTCTAAGATAGTGGATGATGAAGGAGATCCAGTAAATACTGATAAGATGGTTGAAATTCAGAAGGATATTGCTAAAATATTAATGAGAATGGAAAACCTTAACGAAAAGGTGGACCGTTTGGATAAAAACAAATAAAAATGTCCACTGTTTTCTGCTCTAGTTGCGGAGCAAAGCATCAATATGCTGGTTTTCCGCCCAACTTCTGTTCAAAATGCGGCTCACCAATGACAGCAAAGGCTGTTCAGCAGAGTTCCGCAAGAGTGCAGCCACAAAAAACAGTAGAGCCTGCTGACAACGAAGAAATTTCAGAGGATCAGAGCGACATTAATGAGCTTCCTCATTTAGACAAGTTAGATGTAGAAATCTCTATCGAAGGAGGCTTCAGAGCCTTTAGTTTAGAAGAGCTTTCTACTTCGCCAACGACAGCAAGAACACAAAAGTTCAAGCCAATTCGTCGTGACGGCATATCAGACTTGTCTCCTCAGAAATACGGAAGCTCAAAGAATGAGGCGCAAGATTAAGTACGAGGAAAAGCAAGACGTAGTAGATCGGATAATCGAAAAGCACAGATATATGTGGCAGCTAAAGGCTGTTGCGTGGATGGATTTCGAAGATGTGGCGCAAATAATTAGATTTCACATCTCCAAAAAGTGGCATATGTGGAAACAGGATCGGCCTCTTGAGCCTTGGTTGGCTAGAATCGCATCCAATCAAATCAAGAATCTTTTAAGAAATA